GTGTGGTCTCCCCCTATTATAATTTAGTAACCTCATAATTATAAATAATTATCAGGTATATAATAAGGAGATTATCTCCGCACCAGGAATATTTAAGTCTATCTTGACTTAACTACTCTGTTAGAACCTATAACTGAATTATATTCAACCTAAAAATCTTTGGATTTTTGGGAAGTAATGTTTTTCAGGAACAGGTTCCTCGTAGTTCAGACGTAAAGAATCACCACTTCCATGTCCGACCTCCTTGATAACATCATGAAGGTCCAACAAGAAAGTATGATCCTTAGCATCTAGAAGTACTGGTAACTTGACTTTATCAATTCTATTATGAATATCTAAGAAAGAAATCTTTCCTTGACATTTTTGATAAAATTGATAAGTTTCCATTACAGGATTGTCGGAGAATTTCTCTATATATAAATAATTGAACCAATTTTTATATCTGTCTTCATACTGACTCAAAAGTTTTAACTTTAAATCAGCAATGAATTCAGGAGAGAAATCCTCAGGATTTTCGATACGGAAATCGTCATCTTTATTAGGATAATAAGGATAACCATTTTCTCCGAAAATCGGGTCCTGTAATTCCATCCATTCTTCAAGTAATAACTTAATATCAGAATCGATAGATTTAAAATGTCTACCGATAAGATGTGAAATAATTTCTTGGTGAATAGATTCTATCTTATAAACATTATACTTTTTCATTATTCGATAAGCACGCTTAGCGAATAAATCTTTAGTATAATGCTCTAATAAGGTAAAATCTGGATGGAAAGAAAGATCAACAGGAGAAACTTTCTCTACAATCATTCTTTTAAGTTTAGCATAGAATTGATTAATATCAAAACTTTCTCAACCTATAGATTTGTCTGTAATGAAAGCTTTTCCTTGGAGTAGGATTCTAATAATTTCTTGGAATGTCATACCTATTTGTATAGAGTATGTCATAAACAACGAAATTAATGGAAGAATATCCTTCTGAGGTCTCTTATCGTAAATAGCTTGTTTAAGTACAGTATTAAAAACAGTAACAGGATGTTCTGCTAGAGAAATATCTTTAGAGAACAATGCTATTGTTGTATTAATACGACCTAAATAAGTATTTTCGGTTATGAACTGTTTTCATGAGAATGGTGAAACATCTTTTCCGTTAACGGAAACACGTTTCACAAACTCAGCAACAGGACGTAACTCAGAGACTACAGATTTCGACATGTTGATAGGAACACCTAGGTTATTCATTATTAAACGATAAGTATCAGCTAAGTCTTTATCAAAGATGATTATATCATCTCCGACAATTTCATAGCGATCTTCTCATTTTTTAAATGAAAGACCAGAATTCATTAATGCTGCGTATTGCACAATCATATGATGTGTAAGACCCAACATAGTAAATGAAGATCTGGCCCCCATAGGTTGACCAACTGTATAATCTAATTGTTGAGTCCCTTCTTTCCCAAAAAGGAAATAAGATCTTCCAACAAGTAGATTTGCTCAGTGGTCACTGAAATCTTTTCCAAAAATACTATGAATAATAGCTTTTTGGAGAGATAACGGTAATCTATCAGTAGCAGATGACAAATCGTAACCGTAAGAGCAACTGTATAAAACAGATCTCTCACGGACACGATCAAAAGCAGCTAAATGACTCTCAGTACCATCATTTGGAATTCTAGAAAGAAGTTCCATAAGATAGTTATGAAGAGGCAATAGAACTGTTTGAGTTCAACTGTCTACCATGGCGAAAACTCTCATTTTTCCCGCTGGTTCAGCCTTTTGTTTTAATTGTCCCAATCCTAATGAATTTTTAATTTCAAAAGAAGCACTACTAAATGCTTTTCTGAAATTATCTTTCATAGGAAGGAGCAATTCAAAATCAGGAGAATGAGGTGCAGGCAATACAGTAGCTAATTTAATAACTAGATTAGTTAATGTATACTTACACGTTCTTCCCATGATGAAAACAAGAGAATTGAACAGCTTTGGTTGATTTTTCAATAAGGATAAATCTGTTAACATTCCAAGTCAAGATTTTGAATTGGAAGGTGAAGCAGCTTCTCCTATTGAAAAACTCTCTTGTACTTTGACTCTTAAGTGATTAGTGAAAGATGCTAAAACGACTGCAGCATTACGTTGCATTCAGTTCACCATCTCATCTAATTCTTCTTGAGAACCAGAGTACGGATCGGTTATTGTGTTTAACTTAGCTTTAGAGGGTATAATTATTACTCTATAAAGACTAAATAATGTTAATCACAATCTGATTACCTTTACACTATTATCAGAAATAGAACGTCTATCTCTAGTTCCAATAATAGCAGGTAATCCTGATTTTGAGAGTCTAGGTAATGGCAAGTCAGGCTCTAATTCTCTAAGAGAAGATAAAGGTTGACCTGCCAGAAACTTGGAAACAGCCAAGTTACAAGCTTTAAGATACTTAACAACAAATTCAGAACCATGTCTCTTGTTCATAACAAGTACATAAGTCCCGAATTTGTGATAAAGTCTTATACGAGAAGTAGCTTTCTTAATATTACCTAAGGATAAAATAACAAATTTTCATCCAAAGGTAGATATTAAGCTAGAAAGAGATTTAAAATCTCCTTCTAGACGTATCAATTTTCCAACCATCCTATTCGAAGGTACTTTGAAGACCCTAGATATATTAATTGTAATATTTTTAAGGTTTTTCATAGTTTATTTTCAATAGGTGGTGACCAAAGGGTATGCTTTAAAAAGCAGTGACGATTATTAAATGACAAATTTAATACAAGTCTTTGATCACAATGTCAGGAAAATCTGCGCTGTTCTTCAAAAGAGAAGGACGCCAGACAGAAGCCGCCGACCGTTACAACTTAGTTAAAATACTAAGGCTTTGTAACTACTCTATTATATATTAATATAATAGATTCCACCTTACCTGTCTTATATACAAGTCCTTATTTCAAAGGCTGTCCTAGACATACTATAGTCTTATCAACTATAGTACATTTCAGATAGAAGGTTTCTGGTTTTTATACCAGAGTTCCCTTAAGAAACGTTATAATAAGATGTAATAGTCTTACTATAAA